AGATACAGTGCACATTAGCAGTCATGGCAAAGCACCCCCGCACTTTGAGCGACTGGATGGAAGCGGCAGGTCTTACGGACCGCGACCTTTCGGAGCGGCTGGATATCAGTCGTTCGCAGGTCAACCGCATTCGGCGCCGCGTTTCGCGCCCGACCCCGGAAACCGCCCGCGCGCTTGAACAGGTCACGCGCATTCCGGCGGCCAAGTTTATGCTTGGGGAGGCCTGACTGATGCCCGGTAATCAACATACGCAGCGGGCCTCCAAACCCGCGCCTCGGCGCTACGGGACAGAGAGTAACCCGCTCCGGCTGGCCCTCCCTAATCAAGACACCCCGGAGGCGACTGCTGATCGCCTAGCCGGTGAACTCCACCCCGGAGGCTCGCTCAACTTTCCCCCGGCGCAGTCGAGCGCGTCGGGGGAGCTTTTGGGGGCCGATCTGGTCGCACTGGCCAACCGCCGTGAGCATGACGCGCTAGTGGCCGATGCCCTGCGCCTTCGCCGTGTGCAGGTCGGTAATCCCGCCGCTCGCCGGAAGCTGGCCGTGGCCGTCCGCCGGATGCTCGAACTGGAGCGCCGGGCATGACGGGGCGCGTTGAGACCATAGGCGACTGCACGCTGTATCTGGGCGACTGCCGGGACATTCTCCCTACGTTGGGCACGGTGGGCGCGGTGGTGACTGACCCGCCCTATGGGCTTGGCGACCGCATGAAAGGCGGAACGTGGGGCGCTGCTGAAAAGTACGCGACGATGCGTGTGTGGGATGAGTTGGCGCCCGCTGATATTGTGCGCGAGCTGTTGGCGCTGCGCCTGCCGTCTATCATTTGGGGCGGAAACTATTTCCCGCTCCCTGAAAGCCGGTGCTGGCTTGCGTGGGACAAGATCAACGCCGTCCCGACGATGGCGGATCTGGAACTGGCGTGGACCAGCCTCGACAGGCCGGCCAAGCGCCTGCGGCTTCCGGTTGGCGTTCACGAACACGGGCACCCTACGGAAAAGCCGCTGGCCCTCATGGCGTGGTGTCTGGGCTTTGTGCCTGACGCGCAGACCATCCTAGACCCCTTCATGGGCTCTGGCACCACTGGCGTAGCGTGCGTCAACCTTGGCCGCTCCTTCATCGGCATAGAGCGCGAGCCCTCATACTTCGACATCGCCTGCCGCCGGATCGAGGAAGCCTACCGCCAGCCCCGCCTGTTCGCCGAGCCTGTCGCAAAGTCTGTTCAAACCGCCTTCGACCTGGAGGGCGCGCAATGACCAGATCGACCGGCGTCGGCCGTCATCCGCCAAGCCGTCGGACTCACGGAGAAAGCTTTGTGCACGGACGAGCGACGCCAGAGTACGACACGTGGCACTCGATGAAGTGGCGGTGCGGAAACCCTAAGGCGCAGCAGTATAAGTGGTACGGCGCGCGCGGGATCAAGGTCTGCGAGCGCTGGCGCAACAGCTTTGAGGCCTTCCTAAGCGATATGGGGCGGCGCCCCTCGCCGGGACATTCTCTCGACCGGATCGACAACGACGGCGACTACGAACCCGGAAATTGCCGGTGGGCCACTGCGACTGAGCAAAACCGCAATCGGCGCGGCCTGTCGCTCATTGAGTATCGCGGCGAGACCGTCTGCATGACGGAGCTGTGCAAGCGAACCGGAATCCCAAGGACCACCCTTCGCCGTCGTCTCGCTACCGGGTGGCCGCTAGAGCGCGCGGTGATCAAATGACAGGTCGAGCCCTGCCCGAATGGATCGGCGCCACGCCCGACACCGCTATTCCGCCCCGCGTCCGCCTGCGCGTGTTCGAGCGCCACGGCGGCGTCTGCCACATCTCAGGCCGCAAAATCCGAGCCGGTGAGAAGTGGGAAGCCGATCACGTCATCGCCCTGATTAACGGCGGCGAGAACCGGGAAAGCAACCTGGCCCCGGCCTTGTCGGACAAGCACAAGGCCAAGACCGCCGCCGACGTTCGCCAGAAGGCCGACGTCGCCCGCAAGCGTCAGAAGCATCTGGGCATCAAGACCGACAGCGGGCGGAAATTGCAGTCGCGCGGCTTCGACAAGACCCGGCGCAAGAAACTCAACGGAACTGTGGAGGTGCGGTCATGAGCCAGCGCGTGCTTCAAGACCCGGAATATACCGCCATTATTCGCGACCAATACGCCGACGCGCCGCCGGAAGCGATTAAGACCTGGGCCAAAAGGTGGGGTGTTTCCCGTGACGCTATCCGCCACCGCGCGGCGATCCTTGGTGTCCGTCGTTCGCTTGCTGCGAAAGAGGCGGCGCTGTCCAAGGGCCAGCACGACCGCAACGGCACTGTCGGGATTTACGAGATCCCGGCGCCGAACCGTGACGAGGACTATTCCGCCGCCTGCCTCGCTGAAGGCGGGTTCGGGCGCTTCCTCGAAACCAGAGGCCGCAACGGCGAACCGCGCCTGACTGGCCCCTATGTGCCCTACACCGCCGAACGCAACGCCAGACGCTCACAGGTGGCTGCATGACCAAGGGTTCAACTGCTGGCGCATGGGCAAACCCCGAGGCGGTCACTTACGCGACAGAGCGTTATATGGCAGGCCGCAGCGCCGCTGAAGTCGCGCGCGAGCTGCGCGCCAAGTTCGGCATTATCGTCACGCGAAACGCCGTCATCGGCAAAATGAACCGCACCGGCGTCGCCCAAATACGGGCGCTGGAGCCGACCGCCCCAAAGCCGTCGCGGACAAACACCCGCTACACGGCGCCCGAGGGCGTCAGGGCTCCCTCAGTGCGACGTACGCACAAGCGCCAGCCGAAGGCGCCGCACCAGCCTACGTTTAAGGTCGTCGTCGCTGGCAACGGCGCGACTTTTGTGCACGACACCCGGCCCGCCCGACTGAAGGTGACAACGCCCCCCGCTGACATCGCAGCCGCCCCCCGCCATTGGGAAAGCCGCCGGTTCGGAGAGTGCGCCTTTCCGATCAACGACGACGTGACGGCCATTCAGTCCTGCTGCAACCCGTGCGGCGAGGCGACCTACTGCCAGGAGCACAAGGCCATCATGACCGGCTCTATGCCGAAGTCTTGGGACAACTTCACGAAGCAGAAATTCGCCAAGTGGGTGGCATGACCGAGCCCGCTAATTCCGCTTCGTCTTGTCGGGGGATTTGCCAAGCTAATGGCATGACCGCTTTCCCAACTTCCCCTGGCTTGCCTGCCAATCCCCCCGCCCCGTGGGTCAGTGTCGGTACAGCCGCATGGGCCGTCATCGCCAAGCTGAAGGTGGTTCATGATCCACGCGCTTGAAGCCGAGCTAGCCCTGATCGGGGCCGCGCTGTCTGATGCCGAGGCTTGCGTCGAGGAAATCGAGCGCGTTCGCCCGGAACACTTTTTCGACCCCGTGCATCAGCGGATCTGGGAAGCGACCCGGCGTCTATCGATAAATGGTCGGGCTGATGTCGTTTCGGTCGCTGAGCATCTCTCGCAGGATGCGGGTTTCGCCGAATGGGGCGGGCTTCCCATGTTGGGCGAGCTGTATGAGCGCGGCGCGGTGTGGACCGCCCAGGCTCACGCCGAAATCATTCTCGACCGCGCCGCACGCCGGGCAATTTCGTTCCTTGCCGAGGACGTTTCCAAAGCCGCGTTTAACACCGGCGAGGGGACTGCTGAGGAGGTTCTGGCAAGCCTTGAGCGCGGCGCCGCAGACATCGCCCGTGACGGCGTTTCGCGGGAGGCTTGGAAGCCTCTAGCCTTCGTGGCCAACGAAGCCGTCAGGATCGCCCGTGAGCGCCGTGGGATGCCCGGTTTGTCCATCGGGCTGTCCGAGGTGGACCGGATCACTGGCGGCCTTCGCAAAGGCCAACTGACGCTCCTCGCCGGCCGCCCCGGTATGGGCAAGTCCACCGCCGCCCTTCAGATTGCCAAGGCCGTTGCAGAGCAGGGGAAGGGCGTCGCGTTTTTCTCGCTGGAAATGACCGAACCCGAGCTTGGCCTTCGCATGGCCTGCGATATGGCGTTTGACCCGATGCGCCCGGTTTACTCTGGCGAGGACGATAACCCGTCCTACTACAAGGCCGAATGGGGATCGCTGGACGACGCCCAATGGGGACGGCTGGAAAGCGCGCAGAGGGCCATGAGCAGCCTTCCCGTGCTGTTTGATACCCGCCCCGCGCTTACGTCCGCCCAGATCATGTCAGCGGCCCGCCGCATTGTTCGCAACTGGCGCAAGGCCGGTATCGAACCGGGATGCATCATCGTTGACCATCTGGGCCTTATCCGCCCCGACCGCCAGACCGGGAACAAGGTCTCGGAAGTCGCCGAGGTGTCGGGCGCCCTGCGGGAAATGGCCAAGGCTCTTGAGGTTCCGCTGGTGGCCCTCTGCCAGCTTTCCCGCGACGTTGAGAAGCGCGAGAGCAAGGATCGCCGCCCCGGCCTGAGTGACCTTCGCTGGGCCGGTGAGCTGGAGCAGGACGCGCATGTGGTCATGTTCCTTTACCGCCCGGAATACTACCTCAAGCCCCCCGAGCCGACCGGCGACGAGGAGGCCGACTTCATGGCGGAGGCCAAGCACCGCCAGAGGCTTGACCAGGTGCGGAACAAGCTGTTCTGGATCGTGGCCAAGAACCGCCAAGGCCCGACTGCCGAGGCTGAGACGTTCTGCCGGATCGATTGCAGCGCCATCCGCGACATTCGGAGGGCCGCATGAGAGAGGCCCGCGATGTGATGGGCGATCTGGCCGCGTCTGGCCTGACCGCTGACCAGCTTGTCCTGATGATGGAACTTGTGGCCAGCGTTACCGCCGAGGCCCGCCCCATGATTGACGAGGGCGCCAAGCGTCGTCGCGAGCGAGACCGTGAACGGAAGCGGAATGTCCGCAGAATTCCGCAGAATTCCGCAGATTCCGTGGAAAGTGCGGAAAACCCTTCCCCTTCTTTCCTTTCCCTTTCCCCCACACCCCCTAACCCTAACCAATCTACCCCTAACCCACCCCCCTATAGTCCCCCCGCCCTTAAGCCGACCAAGCCGACGAAGGCCGAGCTTGACGCAATCTGGGAAATTACCCCGGCGTTGGGCCGTCAGCGTTCAAGCCGTTCGGACCTGGAGCGTTCGCTTGGCGCCGCGATGAGGCGAGGCCATGAGCCCAAGGCCGTTCTCGCTGGGATCAGGGCCGCCTACGCCTCGGAGAGCTATTCCGGTGACATGGCCAAGGGCGTCCACCGGCTGATCGAGGCCGACCGCTGGGCCAGCTTCACCGAAGACCCGAAGGCCGGTCCTGATTGGCCTGCCGCCGTTGAGCTTTGGCGAGCCTCTGGCCGCTGGCCCAAGTCGCTAGGCCCCCCGCCTGACCATCCCGAAACCCAAGTCCCCGAAACCCTGAGAGCAGCCTGACATGGCCTATGAGCAACGCCCCGGCGATATCGCCATCTTTTTCGAGAAGTCCAAGACCAACGACAAAGCCCCTGACTGGAAGGGAACCGTCGTCACCCCCGATGGCCAGAAGCTGCAAGTGGCGCTTTGGAAAAAGTCGGAGACCATGTTGGCCGGCAAGGTCGAGGAGCCCCGCCAGCGTCAACAGGACGACGTGAGCCCGCGCCGCGACGCCCCGGCCAGCCGCGACCTCGACGACGAGATTCCGTTCTAGCCATGACATCCGCCCTAACCCATCGCCTGGCTGAAGCCATTGACCAAAGCATCTGCGAACAGGTTGACCGCGAGACCGTCAAGGCGTGGTTCGCGTCGGTTTCGAGCGAGCTTGTCGCGGTTGCCTGCATCAACGCCCTTGCTGAGCAAATGGCAGATCAGGGCTTTGTCCACCCCGCCCGATGGCTGAAGGAGCAAGGCCAGTGAGCGACACCCCCGAACAATCCCGCAAGTGCTCTAACTGCATGTGGTGGGTAGAACATGGCCCGTGGGTCAGATGGGGCGAGGCGCGGGGCCAATGCCGGGCTGGCCCGCCTATCACCGCGCCCAACTCGCCGACCGAAGACGAGCACGTTCACTGGCCCATGACCCACGCCACGAACTGGTGCGGTTCCTTTCGCATGAAGGAGCCGGGACAGTGAGCAAAGATCAACATCGCGCCCGCTGCGCCTCTGACAAGAACCCGGATTGGCCGCTTTGGTACGTCGATCTGAACGGCTTGAACGTGCTTAAGACGGGCCGCGCATACGGCGGGAAGTTTGACACCCGCGAGTTTTGCGAGGCCGAGGCCGAACGCCTCTACAAGGCTTCGTGCACCCTTCCAACTGGCTGAGGAGCTTCCTGTGACCCGCACGCCCCGACGGAAAAAGCCGGACACCGCCGAGCATCTTGCCGAGCGCGCCGAACGGAAGGCCCAGGTCAACGCCTTGCGTGCCTCTGGCGTCCGCGTGGTCCATGACAGCGAATACCGCATCATAGCCGCTCACCGGCTGGACGTGTTCAGCCTGCTGCACTCCCGCAAGGGCGCCGAGGGCAAGGCCGCGCTCACCGATCAACAGCTTCAGGCAGCCCGCCGCCTCGAAATCCTGATCGCCATCGCCTACGGTCACGAACGCCCCGAACTGACAATGGATCGCGTGGACAAGGCGACTGCCACCGCATCCGAACAGATCACCCAGGCGATGATCGACGCCTCCCGGCTGTTGCAGATCGTCCTGAGCAAATGCGGGCGCCGTGACGCTGAGCTGCTGTGTGCGCTTATGTCGGGGACCAACGCCCGGCTTGGGTCAGGCTGGCGGGATACCGTGGAGCGCATCACCGACGAAAGCCGCAAGGAAGCGCAAGCGGCGGTTATCCGGGCGGCGTGTCAGAATCTCGTGTTGGCATGGCAGGCGCTGGACTATGCAGCGCGGGAGAGGAAGGCGAGGGCGGCGTAACACAACCCCTTGCGCCGACGCACCGAACAGGGCATACATTTTGTATCCGGGGTCTTGCGCCTGTAGCGCAGCCCCGTCGAGTTTCGCGCCAACGCGCAACACCATCGCCCGACCCAGTTACCGATCATCCCAATCACGCATCTGCACATTTGGCGGTCAGCGGCGGGCGACACCCCATGAGGCAAGGCATGACCGAACACGTTCACGCCCCCGCCCATGACGACGACCACACCCACGCGCCGGCCTGGAACGAACCTAGCCGGGATGCTGAAGGCCGTGCGGTTGCGGATATGGCGAGCAATGCCCGTCCTGAGTAACCCCAAGCACGAGCGGTTCGCTCAGGAGCTGGCGAAGGGGAAAAGCCAGGTCGAAGCGTATGGTGAAGCCGGTTACAAGCCGCACGACGGCGCGGCGGCCCGGCTGTGCGGAAATGTGCGGATTCAAGAGCGCGTCGCAGAAATCCAAGAGCGCGCGGCCATTCGTGCTGAGATCACCATTGCCGGGCTGACGGAAAGCCTGATGCGGCTCGCCTCTAAGGCGGAAGCTCTACAGGATGCCTCCGGGTTCCAAGCCTCCCGCGCCTCGCTCATGGACGCGGCCAAGCTAAACGGCCTGGTGGTCGAGAAAACGGATTCCACCGTTAATCTGGCGGTCAAGGGTATCAGGCGGACGGTCGTTGATCCTCGAAATCCCGACGCCTAGAGCGTTTGTTCCGCTTCTTGGCTCTCATCGCTACAAGGGCGGGCGAGGCGGGCGCGGATCTGGAAAGTCACACTTCTTTGCCGAGATGCTGGTCGAGGAGGCTGTAGCGGGCCACGTTCGCGCCGCCTGCCTTCGGGAGATTCAGAACTCGATCAAGAACAGCGTGAAGCAGCTTATCGAGGACAAGATCGCCGCGCTCGGCGTGCGGCCTTTGTTCAAGATCACGGACACGGAAATACGCGGGCCGAATGACAGCCTGTTTATTTTCCAAGGGCTGCAAAATCACACGGTCACGTCGATCAAGTCGCTGGAAGGCTTTAACCGGGCCTGGGTCGAGGAAGCCCAGACGATCAGCCAGAAGTCGTTGGACATCGCCCGCCCGACGTTCCGCGCTCCCGGCTCGCAGATGTGGTTCTCGTGGAACCCGGTAGGCGAAGCCGATCCGGTCGAGCGGTTCTTCAATGAGAACGCGGGCGATTCCGACTTCGTGCTGGTGACGGCGAACTGGTCGGACAATCCGTGGTTCCCGGCTGAGCTTCACGCGGACATGCTGCGGGACAAGACGCGGGATTATGACAAGTACCTCCACGTCTGGGAGGGCGCCTATCAGCGGATGGGCGAGGCGGCGGTGTTCCGCAACTGGAAGGCCGAGGAGTTCACGACGCCAGCCGATGCCGTGTTCCGGTTCGGGGCGGACTGGGGCTTCTCGATAGATCCGACGGTTCTGGTCCGCGCCTACATCATCGGGCGCACGCTCTACGTCGACCAGGAGGCTTACGCGGTCGGCTGCGAAATCGATAACACGCCTGCCCTGTTCGATACGGTCGAGGGCTCACGCAAGTGGACGATCCGGGCCGATAGCGCGCGGCCTGAAACGGTTAGCTACATGCAGCGCAAGGGCTTCAAGATCATCCCGGCGGTCAAGGGTCCGGGGTCGGTCGAGGACGGCATCGAGTTCCTGAAGTCGTACGACATCGTCGTCCATCCGCGCTGCAAGCGGACGATCCATGAGCTGACCCACTACAAGTTCAAGGAAGACAAACAGACGGGGGAAATCCTCCCGATCCTTGAAGACAAAGACAATCACGTCATCGACGCCCTGCGCTACGCCTGCGAGGGCCTGCGCCGCGCTCCCAAGCAAACCCCAGCCACACCCAACCGCAACCCGCCCGATCTCTGGGGGCGGCCTAAACAGGAGACGAGCAGTTGGAAGGTGGCCTGAACAATTACGAAGGGGAGGGGTACAAGCCTAACCTTCCGTCCCTTCGGAAAATGTTCGAGGAGGCTTCCGACCTCACCAAGACCGCGCGTCTGGAAAGCCGCAAGGACGGGGATTACTACCACGGCTATCAGTGGACGAAGGAGGAGCGCGACGCTCTGCAACGCCGCAAGCAGCCTGACAGCGTGTTCAATCGCATTCGCCCGGCGGTCAACGGGACGCTTGGCGTTCTGCAACAGGGCGCGACCGATCCGCGAGCCTATCCCCGCAACCCTGGTGACGAAGACGCCGCCGACGTGGCGTCCAAGGTGCTGCGGTACGTCGCCGACGATAACCAGTTCGACAACCTGAAGATCCGGGTGGCGCGGGACTATTTGATCGGCGGGACCGGCGCGGCCATCGTCGAGGTTGACGGCGAGATGAAGGTGAAGATCACTGACATCAACGCCGAGGAGTTCTTCGCCGATCCGCGCTCACGTCGCGAGGACTTCGCCGACGCGCGATACCTGGGAATCGCCAAGTGGCAATACGCGGATGACGTAGCAGCGCGTTACCCGCAATCGGCCAAGGGCATCGAAGACGCTCTGGAAGGCTCTATCGGGGCCGTTGACGACACGTTCAAAGATCGCCCGACCGACGCCAGCAACACGGTTGCATGGACCGACCGCAAGAAGCGCCGGGTTATGGTGGTGGAAATCTACCATCGCGAGGGCGATCGCTGGTTCCGGTGCGTGTTTCATTCCGGTGGCGTGCTGGAGGCCGGCGAAAGCGGCTACCTGAACGAAAAGGGTGTTCCGTCCTGTCCTATCGAGGCGCAATCGTGCTTCGTGGACCGGGAGAACAATCGCTATGGCATCGTGCGCGACATGCGCGGGCCGCAAGACGAGATCAACAAGCGCCGCTCCAAGCTGCTGCACCTGTTGAACGCTTCGCAGATACAGGCGGTCGATCCGTCGGCGGTCGAGGTGGACAGCAACACGGCAAGGGCGGAAGCGGCCAAGCCTGACGGCGTGATCCCGTTCGGCTGGCAAAAGGTCCCGACGTCTGACGTTGCGGCTGGACAAGCGCAACTGCTCGCCGAGGCCAAGGCGGAAATCGAGAGGATGGGGCCGAACCCCGCCATTCTCGGGCGCCAGGGTGAAAGCAGCTCGGGCCGTGCCCAGCTTGTGCGTCAACAGGCCGGGCTGACCGAGCAAGCCGTGATCTATGCCGGCGTTGAGGCTTGGGAGCTTCGGATCTATCGGCAGATTTGGGCGCGCGTTCGCCAGTTCTGGACGGCTCCGATGTTCATCCGCGTGACGGACGACGAAGGGGCGCCGGAGTTCATCGGCGTGAACCAGGTCGAACAGGGCTTTGATGAGATGGGGTTCCCCGTCCAGTCGATGCAAAACCAGCTTGGCCAGATGGACGTCGACATCATGCTGGACAGCGTGCCTGACACGGCCAACGTCCAGCAAGAGCAGTTTGAGACGCTTGTTGAGCTGGCTCGCATGTATGGGCCGCAGGAAGTGCCGTTCGATGATCTCCTGATGCTCTCGGCCATGCCGGGCAAGCGCGAGGTCATGGACAAGCGCAAGGGCCGTGCTGAACAGGCCGGACAGGCTCAACAGCAGATGCAACAGATGCAAGCGCAACTGGCCCAGGCCGGGATGCAGGCCGACATCGAGAACAAACAGGCCGACACCGCCTTGAAGGCGGCCAGGGCCGAGACAACCGTATTTGACAGCCATGTGAAGGCCACCAAAGCCGTCATGTCGTCGATGCAACCCGCCGCCGGGGTTCTTCTACCGGGCGTTCCGCAGGGCCTAGCGTAAAGGCCAGCCGTCGCCGGGCTTCGGGCGATTTTCGGGACGCCTCCGACAAGGGCGCTAGGGTAATCATGGACAATCTGGACTTCCTGGATTCCGCTTCGGCGGAAGACGTCGCCACGCCTGCCGAGCCGGTCGAAGCCCCGACCGTACAGCAGGAAGCCGCACCGCATTCGGTTGAACAACCGGAAAGCGGGCCGATCCGTGACGATCAAGGCCGCTTCGCCCCCAAACAGACGCAAGTTCCGCTTTCGGCTCTAGAGCAAGAGCGGACACGGCGTCAGGCGGCAGAGGAGCAGCTTCGCCAGTACAGCGCACAGCGTGAAGTCCCGGACGTCTTCACTGACCCGGAAGCCTTCGCCGCATTCCAGCAAGAGCAGGCCGCGAACATCGCGCTTACTGTGAAGCTGGACATCAGCGAGGACATGGCCCGCTCCAAACACGGCGAAGGTGTCGTGGACCAGGCGCGGGATTGGGCTCTGGCCAAGTACGCCACGAACCCGGCTTTCCGGCAGGAAGTCCTCAGCCATCGAAACCCCTACGAGTACGTCGTCAGCAGCTTCAAGCGCGAGCAACTGTTCGCCGAAGTGACGCCTGAAGACCTCGAACAATTCCGAGCGTGGAAGGCCAGGGCCAACCCGCTGAACCAGCAACAGGCGCAAGCCACTCCCCAACCCGTCGCCCCGCCGCGCTCCATCGCATCGGTTCCCAACGCCGGAGGCTCACAGCCCGGCGCGCAACCGATCTACGACGGCGCCGCGTTCGACGCTGTTTTCAGGAACTAACCAATGTCTGAAGTGACGCTCGCCACGGCCTCTGAAAAGCAGGTCTACCTCAAGAACTACTTCGCCGAGTACATCCGTGAATCCGGCTTCAAGCCGTACATGGGCCGCTCTTCGTCCTCGATCATCGTCGCCAAGTATGAGCTGCAAAGCGAATCCGGCAAGACGATCAACATTCCGCTAATCCTGCG